CCATGCAACACTTCGTAACTCTCATTGGGTTACGCTGGAAATGGCCGGAATCGATAAATCGCTCAATGCGTTCGGTTCCGCTTCCTGTCCTCATCTAATCCGCTTTCGGAAATTCTGTGGGATCCTATCTTCGCTCTATGGCGTTGGTTTGGATTGCCCTGAATTCTCTGGGAGTAGTTTGGATAAATTGTCTTCGTTCAAAAAGTTTTGTAGTGGACTTATTGAACGTCGTATGCACCCGTGGAGAGTGCCACTCAAGCAACTCGGCGTCCGATCTCGGATGTCGATTGCTCACTCTCTGTTCCTCTTTCGTAAAACCCTCCCCGCTCCTCCTCCTGACCTGAACGAATTTCTTGATACCATATCAGCTCCTTCTCCTGAGCCTGATGTCGATTTCTTGAATTTCTGTTCTAGGGAAATTTCTAAGATTTTTCCGACCGGTTGGGACCGTTCTCTCTACCCTAGCAATTGCTTGTCTGCCACTGTGTCGACGAGTTCTTGTCGAGAGAATGGCAAAGGGAACGGTGGTTGTAGATCTTGGGTTCTGGACAACAAAATGCCTGAAATTTCTTCTCGTGAGGATTTCACACTATCTGCACTTGTGCTCCAAAAATATTCCAGACCCTTGCCATCTCGACTTGTCGCGGTGGATACTGGTGGAAAGTGGAGAAAGATTACTGTTCCTTCAGGTAATCAATCTCTTCTTAGGCCTCTCCACAAGTCTATCTATGACCAATTATCTAAACAGAAGTGGCTCCTTCGCGGGAAGGAGTCGGTAAAAGCTTTTTCTGCGTTCTCATCGAAGGCAGGCGAATCCTTTTACTCTGGAGACTACGAATCGGCAACTGACTTTCTTAACAATTCTGTTTCGAAGCATTGCTTAGCTCAGTTACTCATGCGGGCCCGTTCCGTTCCCCATGGGATATCGATGATGGCTATGGATTCGTTGTCATTACCAGTTGAACTCAGTGACGGAGATCAACGTAGGGTGGTAAACCAGACTTCTGGACAGATGATGGGTTACCTATTATCTTTCCCTCTTCTTTGTCTCATTAATTATCTAACCTTCCGGTACGCCATCCCTCGGGATGTACCAGTCAAGATTAATGGCGACGACATAGTCTTCCGAAGCACGTCGGAAGAGTATGATAAGTGGGTTAAGCTAGTAGGTAAGTCGGGTTTAGTCCTATCCGTCGGGAAGACGATGGTCAATCGGCGTTTCTTTACTCTCAATTCTTGCCTTTTCGAAGGTAGAAACGACGGTCCTCGAGTAATACCTTTTATTCGATCGACTGCTTTGTTTCCCAAGAGTAAAGATCCAGAGATGGTAATGGGCCTTCGCGGTCGATATACCAGCTTTTGTCCGGGGTTCAGCGGTGTTAAGCGTTCATTCTTGCGTACAGAATGGCTTCGTCTTAACAGGGGGCTGATTGACGTCACCCGTCGTTCCGTCTCTCGCGGATTAGGTCTTTGCGTTACATTCCCTGAGCTTGTCAACTCAGGTCTTTGGGTTAGAGAGGCTTGGCACCTCAGCCTTTCAGTTGAGAAGCCGATCCCGGCTCCTTTTTCTGAATGGTCGTGCCGTCCCAAAGGCTACAGGTATGTTAGGGTTGAACGCATTACGAAAGAGTTGAAGTCTTATTCAGAGGGTATCTCAGCGGCGTGGTTAGATTCCGCCTGGGAGAATAAGACTGAGTGCGAGGTGAATGATTGGTTTGCCGCGATGAAGGCTGAAACGTATGAATGGGGTTCTTGGATCGAGTCTAGGTCTAAGGATGCTTTAAAACGTGCAAAGTTGCTGGGAATTAGTGTAAGGAACGCTCAACGTTACTTACGCCCTTCTCGTGCGCTTTTTAAGCCAGAATCCTTCAAATCAGTCAAACGCTCAATTTGGATAAAGGACGACGTCAATCTTGGCATTACCTACGAGTCTAAGACTGGTAGTTTTGACGTTCCTTTTTCCGAGGTCAGTAAGCGGGACTCCCACGAGTCTATCGAATCTGATGATGTTCGGGATTACATTGTGCCAACTCTGTCGGTCAATTCCGTTTTAGTCTCTTCCAAGCAGTTCTTCCGAAAGAACTTTCGCTGTTTCGACAGCGACATCTCCATCACCTGTGATGGAGTGCCTGAGCTAGAATTGGACCCCACTTCTGCTATATCCGCCAGGGTATACAGAAATGGCGGTATTGGAATTGGTCCGCCAAGTTGTCTCGTGTAACAAGTAAGAGAGTAGGGACCGGTGCCGACCTATTTCTGTAGGTCGGGGTGTAACTGGAACTTGTCACCCCTCAGTTGGCCAGCATAACGGCGTAGGTAAACTGCGTCTCTAGCATTGATCTCAAAGAGTCTCGTCATGCTTTACATATGAAAATTAAGGAGGAATCCGTCAGAGCCCCTGAAGGCGCTGTTTGATTAGGTATTAAATTACTGAGGATATCATACAGTTATGTCTGTGTAAGGTAAGGTCTGATAACCAGAATTGACTGGCTACCTTGTTGAATTATGGAAAGTATGGCGTTGAGGTATCGTCAATGTGTGGATGTTATGTGCAGTCTTGTACTGTTGCGTTGGAATGAACAGAGTAATCATCGCGAGGTGATTTTCTCGTTAGCCGCGTACCGTCAGCATGTGAAGTGTAAACTTAAGAAATCTTACCCTCCCACCACATTGAGGCCGCTTAGCCAATAAAAAGAAGAAAGCGCGGGATTGCGATATCCCATGAACTCCTGTGGGGCACAGGATGCAAAATTATCGCGGTAGTATAGGTACTCAATTACATTAGTAGTTGTTGATCGTTCTCGAATCGACGACCTCGATGATGTGTTGTTGGTG